CAGCAGGAAAGCACACCATTACTGTGTCCGGTGGAGTGCCTGGAGTGGTTTTTTATGGCTTTCGGGTATGTTCGGATTTTTCACAGAAAGCGACTGCCGGGGAAGTGTACTATGGATTGAAGCCAAGAAAATTCATGGATGTGACCGGAGAAATGGTACAGCCCGATAGAGCCTTTAAAGTAACTGCAGAGGTGCTTCGCAGAAAGCCGGAAAGTGCGCTTGTATGGTATGAAGATTTCTGTGATTATTCAGAAATCCCTACCAACTATTTTACAGTGCTTGACGGTTCGTGGAAGATTTGGAAAGATGAAAGTTCTGACCATGTTCGTAAGTATTCGCAGCTGGAAGGCAGCGGAAAACTGGCACTGGATTATGCCGGATTTTCTGAAATCCATGTGAGGGCGAGATTTGCCTTCAAATCATCGGGAGGCGGTAAAGCAGGAGTGTTTCTTGGAAGCATCTTCTGCTGTATAAATTACGATACCCAGTGTGTGGAGTTGTATCAGGGAAGTAAGAAACTTGGCAGTTATGCATCTTCTTTCAGTAAGACCTCAAATGCAGATTTACGGAGTGATCCAAGCCTATATACCGTGGAAATGAGAATACGAGGAAATAAGGTAAGGGTATATTCCGGTGCAGCCTACGCACTAAGGTTTACAGCAACCATTACTGCAGAAACCGGATATGTGGGATTCATGGCGGAGAAGGGAGTGGTGTGTGACCTCTTGCGACTGGGTGATGCATGGTATTATGAACCTTATGAGTGTTTTGATATTACCTTCCCAGACGGAAGGCAGACTACTTTTGGAAGATGTACTCGTACCGGAATTTCATGGGATAATGAATTTGAATTGTTCCGTGTTAATTCTGATGTGGAGGAAATCAGCACAAGAAGCCAGGATATTTCTATGGATTACGACTTTTTCCATTCCCATGAAATGTCACTGGAATGTGGCAACGATTATGAAATGAAGGTAGTACCACATGATTTGAATGTCTGGCTTTCGAGGATGTATCTTGGAGATGCGGATGGTTTTTCTATTATGTATTACTCCGATGTGGACAGTATTGTCTATTGGGCAAATGAAGCAGCATACATCTATGGCGTGTCAGGGATTGCAATATGGAGTCTTGGTCAGGAAGATATGAGGTTATGGGACAGTATGCCGAATCAGATATAGTTCTGGAATCAAACAGCCTTTTTAGGGCTGTTTTTTTCATACCAAAAAACAAAGAAAGGCAGGTAACAATTATGAGACAGGTAGTAACAACAGTGCAGTATGTATTTGCAGGAATAGGAGGCTTTATGGGTTGGTTTCTTGGAGGACTGGATGGTTTTCTGTATGCACTCCTTATGTTTGTGGTCATCGATTATGCCACCGGGCTTATGGCAGCATTCGTACAGAAAAAGGTATCCAGCGAGGTTGGTTTTAAAGGCATCTGCAAAAAGGTGGCAATCTTCTGTCTGGTAGGTATCGGCCATGTGCTTGATACGCAGGTCATCCAGAACGGAAGTGTACTCCGCACCGCAGTCATTTTCTTTTACTTATCCAATGAGGGAATTTCCATTATTGAGAATGTTGCCCTTATCGGACTTCCGGTTCCAAAGAAGCTGAAAGAAGTATTGGAACAGCTGCATGAAGAAGCAGATGAGAAAAAGGAGGATGAATAACATGGCAGTAAAGGTATGTCTGGACGCAGGGCATTACGGTAAATACAACCGCAGCCCTGCGGTTTCGTCTTATTATGAGTCGGACATGACTTGGAAACTCCATAATTATCTTAAGAAGGAGTTGGAGGCATTTGGTATCGGTGTGGTAACCACAAGGACAAATCAGAATACGGACAGAGCATTGTATGAAAGAGGTGCGGCTTCCAAGGGCTGTAACCTCTTTATTTCTGTCCATTCCAATGCTGTAGGCAATGGTGTAAACGAAAATGTGGATTATCCGGTGGCATATGTCCTTTTAAATGGAAGCAGCACGGATATTGGTCTGAAGCTGGCAAAGGTTGTGGAAGCAGTGATGGGGACTGCCCAGAGTGGAAGAACCGCAACACGTCAGGGGACAAACGGAGAATACTATGGTGTGCTTCGTGGTGCGAATGCAGTAGGAACACCGGGGATTATTCTGGAGCATTCATTCCATACAAACACCAGAGCAACAAAATGGCTTTCTAGTGACAGTAATTTGCAGAAACTTGCCAAAGCAGAAGCAGAATGTATTGCTTCCTATTATGGAGTAACGAAAAATGAAGAAACTAATCTTACAAAGATTATGGGTAATGCAGTGGCAACGGTGGAACAGATGACCGCCTATATTAAAGCAAAGAATCCTGATGTTGCACAGTCGGTTATTGATATGATTCCGCTTTACCTTTCAGAAGGCAAGGCAGAGGGTGTCCGTGGTGATATTGCCTTTGCACAGTCTTGTCTGGAAACAGGTAATTTTGGATTCTCCGGTTCTGCAGTAACGCTCGACCAGAATAATTTTTGTGGTATGGGAGTGATTTCCAATGGAATGAGAGGAAATTCCTTTGATACACCACAGCTTGGTATCAGGACGCAGGTTCAGCATTTGAAAGCCTATGCTTCCATGGTGGATTTGAAGAATGAATGCGTTGATCCACGCTTTAAGTATGTCACAAGAGGCTGTGCGGAATATGTGGAGTGGCTTGGGCAGAAAGAAAATCCAGACGGAAGGGGATGGGCAACAGGAGCCGGATATGGTGCAAAGATTATTACAAT